CCGCCCAGGCCGCCATCGGGACGATTCCATGCCGCAAGGCCGGCGACCGCATGCTCTTCTACCGCGATGAAGTCCTAGCCAAGTTCGGACGGTTTCAATGAGGAGGGAGATCATGTCTCAGTTGCTTTCCAAGAAACGCGGCTATATCGGCGGCATCGACGACGTCGAGGTGATATGGGCCGCCCGAGCCCACACCAAACGAGTCGTCATGATCCTCTACACCTTCGTGCTTGCCCTCTCTGTGACCGTCATTTTCCTGGCGAAGCGACTGGATCACGCCCAGGCCGAAGCGCAGGCCTACCGCACTGCCTGGAACAAGCTCTTCGATGGCGCGCAGCGGGATCCCGACAGACCGTGGCCAGAGAGTCGGCCATGAGTTACCTCGATGAACGAAGGGCCCGTTCCAGGGCGGCAAGCCAAGGAAGACGAGCGTGAGCTTCAACATCGGCGACACGGTCGGCTACAAGAGCTACCTGGATGCTCCAGAGTTCACCGCAGTAGGCAAGGTCAGGGAGATCTGGCCCGATGGTATCCCCTCATGCCGCGAGCCCATGCTCCTGATCGACGGGAAAGCCGGCTGCGTCCTCCAGAGCCACTGCACCAGGCTGATACCCTAGAAATGCAAACAGGCCCTAGGATGCCCCAGGACGGGCGCGCGGTGGGCGGCTGGCGCCGCCCCCGCAACAGCGGCAACGACGTCCTGGAGCGCAAATCCGCTTGTTCTGGGCCACTCCCGGCAGGGTCTGCCAGCTGGGGGGGTGGGGGGGTTGAAAGTCTAGACCCCTTTTTTACTAGACCGTGCTCCAATCTTTGGACACACCCCCGCAAGTTTCAAGATTTCTCGACGGAGGCCCGACGATGGAACTAGGCTCCCCACAGCTCGAAGACGGCTACACCCGCATCGCGAACGAGCTCCTCGAGGCGCTCCTCCGGGCTCCGCTCTCGGCCAGCCAGTTCCGGGTGGCGCTCTGGATCCTGCGGGACTCCTACGGCTGGGGCGGCAGGCGATGGACCAGGGCCACCAGCATGGCGAGCATCGCGGACGAGACCGGCCTCCACCGCTCATCAACCCACTGGGCGCTCAGCGAGCTCATCGAAATGTCGATCGTGCTGCATGATGATGCCAACCGTTTCAGCATCAACAAGCACTACGAATCTTGGAGTTTGCCGTCCAACCCATTGGACAACAATGCCTCTTTGCTGTCCAACCCATTGGACAAAACCGTCCAACCCATTGGACAAAACGTCCAACCCATTGGACACGCATATAAGGTGTTAAAGAAAGCAAAGAAAGGAAAGAAAGGGGACGAACCCACACAAAAAAGGTTCATTCCTCCAACCATCGAAGAAGTCCGCACTGAGTGCCAGAACCGCGGGAACAATGTCGATCCAGAGCGCTGGCATGCCCATTACACCGCTAATGGCTGGATGGTAGGTCGCAATAAGATGGTTGACTGGAGGGCTGCGGTTCGCACCTGGGAGCCCGCCGGCTTCAAGCCCAACGCCAAGCCCGTGGACGCCGTAGACCCCGACTACCAGGCGCTCGTTGAAGAAACCGAGCGCATCCGCCGCGAGAACCCGGACTTCAGCTAAGGAGACACCATGAAAAAGAGCTATTTCAAAATCCTCCGCGAGGACGAGATCCACAACGGTCTTAAGTTTAAGACCGGACGGAACGAAGACCCCAACGCCGCAGATTTACGCAGCACCCCATCATGCGCCGCAGGGGCCATCTACTACGTCAGCGCCGACCACATCACCGACTGGATGCGCGTGGGGCCATGGATCCGTGAGGTCACACTTCCCCGCGGTCGGCACCACGTTGAGGATCCTGGCGGTGGCAAATACCGCTCGCACTGCGTGATACTCGGAGTCAAAAAGCCCTGGGCTGAGCTCAAGACTATGAAGTGGCTCGTGGAGAAGGGCGCCAAGAACCTCGACGCCTGCGCCCAGTACGCAGCCAGGGCCGGGCACTTGGACACGGTCCGCTGGCTCGTGGAGAAGGGCGCCAAGAACCTCGACGCCTGCGCCCAGGAAGCAGCCTGGGCCGGGCACTTGGACACGGTCCGCTGGCTCGTGGAGAAGGGCGCCAAGAACCTCGACGCCTGCGCCCAGTACGCAGCCAGGGCCGGGCACTGGGACACGGTCCGCTGGCTCGTGGAGAAGGGCGCCAAGAACCTCGACGCCTGCGCCCAGGAAGCAGCCAGGGCCGGGCACTGGGACACGGTCCGCTGGCTCAAAGACAAGCTGGCGAGTGGTTCATGAGACAATCCGACGAGTTCGAGATGGCCCTGCTCGGCTCCTGCCTGGTCGACCACCGGGTGGCCCGCGTTGTATCCGGGAGCCTCGACGAGAAGGTGTTCTACCACGACAAGCACGCCCTCATCTTCAAGGCCATCAAGGCCATCGCGGCCCAGCACGGCGGCATCGTGGACATCATCAGCGTCAGCGCCTGCATCCGCGGCTGGGAGAAGCTGACCGACATCGGCGGGATCGAGTACCTCAAGGCCCTGCAGGACTCCGTGACGACCTCGGCGCATGCCGACTACTACGCCACGAACCTCAAGCGGTGCTACTTCCACCGCGAGATCGAGTCCCAGGCGCTCCGGATCCACACCGACCCCTCGGACGCCAACATCGAGAAGCTCGAGCAGCTCGCCGTCGCCCGCGCCGCCGAGACCGCGGCCAAGTACTTCCACATCAAAGAGGACCTCCCGGACATGATCGCCGAGATGGACGCCGAGCGCGACCAGCCGGCCAACTACCTGGACACCGGCTTCAAGGAGCTCGACAACACCCTCTACGGCATCAAGCCCGGGAACCTCCTGACCATCGGCGGCCGGCCCGGCAGCGGCAAGACCGCCTTCTGCACGAAGCTGGCCCTGAACTGGGCGAAGGCCGGCAAGCGGGTCTTCATGTTCACCACCGAGATGCTGGCCCGCGAGATGATGGAGCGCATCCTCCCGTCCATGGCCGGCATCAAGGCGTGGCGCCTCCGCCGAGCCAAGCTCGAGGCCGAGGACTACAAGCGCCGGGACACCGCCTGCGCCGACCTGTTCGAGAACTACGACATGTACATCTGCGGCGACATCCGGCCAAGCCTCATCGAGATCCGCGCCGCGGTGGCCCGGGTCAAGCCGGACGTGCTATTCATCGACAACCTCCAGGGCTGCCAGTTCCCGGACAAGGACAACCGCGCCTACGCCATCGAGGAGTTTCTCTGGACGCTCAAGTTCTTCTCGGCCGAGGAGAAGTTCATTCCCGTCCTGGCCGCCCAGCTCAAGCGCGAGGTGGACTACGCCCCCAAGAAACCGCCGCGCATGGCCGACTTCCGAGACAGCGCCGCCATCGAGCACGTCTCCGCCCAGGTGATCTCGCTATGGGATCCCGGGAAGGAGAAATCGCCCAAGTTCCGCAAGGTGGAGGGCCTCATCCTCAAGAACCGCAACGGCCCCATCGGCCGCGCCGAGCTCATCTTCGAGAAGGACTTCGTGACCTTCTGGGAGAACATCGAGCAGATGATCGTAAAGCCGGAAGACGAAGACGAGCGGAAAGACCCAGTGGCCGAAGCCGCCGGCGAGACCCAGCAGGAACTAGACGGAGTGGGAGGACAGACAGCATGAAGAAGACCAAGAACCAGGCCCGGCAGCAGCCCGAAGCGCCCGCCGCGCCGAAGACGGAGACGCAGCCCTACAGGGAGATCTCCAGCGGCATCGTGCCCATGCGGTACATCGAGGTGTTCGGAAATTTCCGCAAGGTGTTCGACCCCAAGAGCCTGGCGGAGCTGGCCGACAACATCAAGAAGGTCGGCGTGCTCGTGCCGGTGCTCCTGCGGCCCAACGGCCAGAAGGGCGGGGAGTATTACTACCTCGTCGCCGGCGAGCGGCGCCTCCGGGCGGCCAACGCAGCCAAGCTCACCGAGATCCCGGCGCGGGTGCTGGACGTCAACGAGGCCGAGGCCGCGGAGATCCAGGCGCTCGAGAACCTCCACCGCAAGGACCTCGGCCCCATCGAGGAGGCCCGCGCGTTCAAGACCCTGCTGGACTCCGGAAGCCACACGGTCAAGGAGCTGGCCGACCGCATCGGCAAGGAGATGAACTACGTCTACCGGGCCATCCGCCTGCTCGATCTGAGCAAGGAGGCCCTACAGGCGCTCGAAGACGGCAAGATCACCCCGGCCATGGGGCACCAGCTCCTCCGGGCGCCCAAGGAGATCCAGAAGTCCATGATGCAGGACGTCCTCAACGGCCACTTCGCCACCGCCCGCGACCTGGCCGAGGCCATAACGGAGAGGACGGGCCGAGACCTGGTCCACGCGCTCTTCCCCAAGGACAAGGACTTCGCCGGCGAGCCTGCCTGCTCGAGCTGCCCCTACAATACCGGCAACCAGGGCATGCTCTTCGACGGGGCCAAGAAAGGGAACTGCACGAACTCGGCGTGCTACGACAAGAAGACCCGCTCTTTCATGAGCGCCGTCGCCGACGACCAGGCTAAGAAGCTGGGCGTCGAGAACATCGGCGCCGTGAAACGCGACTACGGGAACGGGCTGGAGGGGAAGAAGAACGCCATCCTCGTCACGCCGTCGGAGGACATGCTGAAGCTGGTCGCGAAGCAGCCGAAGAAGTTCGCCGTGGCCGTCGTGGAGCCGAGCTACGCCGGCGGTAAGACCGACGTCCAGCTCGTCTGCACGGACTCCTCCGTCCTGCCGCGCGACGTGGCCGCGGGGGTCAGTCCCCAAGCGAAGGCGGCCCGCAAGAAGCTGCTCGCCGATCAGCGCCTGGAGAACGAGATCCAGGCCGCGATGTTCAAGCTGGCCTTCGACAAGCTCCCTGATCAGCCGACGAAGCAGATGGCCATGACCATCGCCTCCGCTCTCGACAAGAGCTACGCCTCGAGGAGCATCTGGAAGGGCTTGGGGCTCGCCAAGAAGGGCTCCTTCCCTGTCGAGGCCTCCGAGCTGGAGAAGCTCCCCACGGGCGGTCTGCTGAAGCTGACCTTCCTGCTGGCGGTCGGCGACTTCACGGACTACCGCGGCGATCGCCGGAAGGAGTACCTCGCCGCCAGCCTCAATCCCAAGGAACTGCGCGCCGCCGCGGAGAAACAGCTCGCGGCCGCCAAGAAAGCCGCGAAGGAGGACTGAACCATGCCCGAAGAGAACGGGATCCTGGACAAGATCCGCGAGATCGTAAGAAACGAGATCAAGCTGGCGTTCGAGGCCATGGCCGACGCGAAGCTCGACAAGAAGGTGGAGGGCCTGGTCGACCAGCTCGTCCCGGTCGTCGTGGAGCACGCGCTCGAGAAGCAGGGTCCGGACCTTGTGGCCGCGGAGCTGCACAAGGCCCTGACCGGCGAGCCAAAGAAGAAGAACCGGTCAGAAGATTCGGAAGAGGATCCCTCGGCCGCCGCGTTCGACGCGGGGGGCTCGCCTAAGAGCAAGGCCCCGAAGAAGCGGACCAAGAGCGCGAAGCCCGGGAAGCGGCCGCGGTGCCGGAAGTGCGGCTCCGCCCAGCGCAGGACGAAGGACGGCAAGGGCTACGAGTGCCGCAAGTGCGGGCGCTGACATGCTGATGCTGAGCCGCCGCCGGCGCCGCAAGAGGGAAAGGCGCTGTCGCCATTGCAAGCGCACAGAGGGCCTTCTCCGGAAGACCCTCTCACCTTGGGCTGAGGATACGGAGCGGCCCCTATGCACGCGCTGCGCTCTGAATATCGCCTGCGAATGAAGCAGGCGCCGGCTCGTCCTCCCCGGGGCTGCGACCGGGGAGACCGGCGGCCGCTCGCGGTTGGCGCCGCGATGAGGCCGCGCCTGCGTCGGCAGGTATACAGAGCTCCCGGTCCGACGGCCGGGAGCATCCGTTCCGTGATGGAGGCGTTCCGATGAGCTGGATCCTGACTCATACCGGGAAGCATTTCGACTTCATGAACATCGACCCCGACGAAATCGACATGCAGGACATCGCGGTCTCGCTGGCCCGGGAGCCGAGATTCGGCGGGCATACCGAAGAGTTCTACAGTGTGGCTCAGCATTCGGTACTGGCCAGCCTGATCGTCCCCCCAGGCTACGAGTTCGAGGCCCTCCTGCACGACGCCACCGAGGCCTACTGCCGGGACATCCCAAGTCCGCTCAAGCGTCTGCTCCCGGACTACCAGGATATGGAGCGCAAGATCGATCTGGCCGTCAGGACACGCTTCAACCTACCTCCGGAAATGAGCGCGAACGTCAAGCTCGCCGACAAGATCTTGCTGGCCGCCGAGTTACGCGATCTCATGCCGGACGATCCCGACAAGCTGGAGGCCTTGGAGGGACTGGTTCCCATGGCCGACAGCACCATCGACCGCATCATCCCGGTAGATTCCACCCGCGCGCGCAGCATGTTCCTGTGCCGCTGGATGGACATCCTAAACAAAGAGATCCGTGTGGTTGGAAGATGATGTCGGAGGAGACGTTTCCATTCTGGATGCAGACCGGGGCCAACTTCAGCCCCGAAAGGAGATACCGCTATCGGCTTTGGAGGACATGGGACTCCACCCGCAAGCATGTCGTGTTCATCATGCTCAACCCGTCGATCGCGGACGCGAATGTAAACGACCCCACTGTCGAGCGCTGCGAGCGCCGGGCCATGGACTGGGGCTGGGGCGGCCTCGTGGTGGTCAACCTCTTCGGCCTTATCGCCACCTACCCCAAGGATCTGCTCCGAGCAGACGACCCAGTAGGCCCTGACAACGACTTGCACATCACAGCGGCCCTGGTCGGCGCCGGAATCGTCGTAGGCGCTTGGGGAGCGCACGGCTCCTACCGCGGCCGCTCCAAGGCCGTCAAGGCTATCCTGGCTAACAGCAATTGCCGCTGGCAGCATCTGGGGTTGACCCAATCGGGCGAGCCCAGGCACCCGCTTTATATCGCCCTCGCCGTCCAGCCTGTTCTGTGGGGGGGAGACTGACATGCCCAAACGCATAACCGGAACTCTCGAATGGGCCGCGGCCAACGTCAACATCGACCTCGGCTGTCGCAACGGCTGTCTCTACTGCTACGCCTCGGCGATGGCGATCCAGTATAAGCGGGCCACCAGCGATACCTGGACGAAGCCGGCCCACAAGGATTTCCACTACGACGCGAACAAGCTGTTGGACAGATGCGGTTGTCCCGTGAGAGTGATGTTCCCGTCCACGCATGACATCACCCTGGAGAACCTCGACCGCTGCGCCGCCGTCCTCAAGCACCTTCTCGGCTTCGGCCACGAAGTCCTGATCGTGACCAAGCCGTCCACGGAATGCGTGGTGGCCCTCCTGGAGAGCCTGCAGGATTACAAGGCGGCTGTCCTCTGGCGCTTCACGATCGGCTCCGCGGACGACCGGGTCCTGCGCTTCTGGGAGCCGCACGCGCCGCCGTTCGCCGATCGGCTGAACGCACTCAGGCACGCCTACACCGACGGCTGGCGGACGAGCGTGTCGATGGAGCCCATGTTGGATCCCTTCCCGCAGGCGGTCATCGACCGCGTCCGGCCCATGGTCACCGATTCCATCTGGCTGGGCCTGATGAACAACGCCGCGGCGCGCATCAGCCTCAACTGCGAGGGCAAGAAGTGCGATGCGGCGCATGTGCTGGCGCGCGGGCTCGAGACCGCCTTCAATCCGCATTCGGTCATGAAGCTCTACGGCTGGTACAAGAACGACCCGCTCATCAGGTGGAAGGATTCCATCAAGAAGATCGTGGGGATCCCCGCGGCCGCGCAGGCCGGGATGGACGAGTGAGGCAGATCAGGGCGGCCGACCTCTTCTGCGGCGCCGGGGGAACGTCCTCCGGTCTCTACATGGCCGCGGACGAGCTGGGCCTGTCGGTGGATCTCCTGGCCGTGAACCACTGGAAGGTGGCCATCGCCACACACTCCAAGAACCACACGCACGCCCGCCACATGTGCGAGACGCTCGACTCGGTAGACCCTCGCAAGGTGGTGCCCGGGGGCCGGCTGGATCTGTTGGTGGCCTCCCCGGAGTGTACGCACCACAGCAACGCGCGGGGCGGGCGGCCGATGAGCGACCAGAGCCGGGCCAGCGCGTGGCATGTCATCCGCTGGGCCGAGGCTCTGCGCATCGAGGGCATCATCGTAGAGAACGTCCGGGAGTTCATGAGCTGGGGGCCGCTGTGTACGGACGGCCGGCCGATGAAGAACCGCAGGGGGGAGACCTTCCAGGCCTGGCTGCAGGCCCTCCGCTCCTTGGGCTACAGCGTGGACTATCGGGTGCTGAACGCGGCGGACTACGGGGACCCGACCACCCGGGAGCGGCTCTTCGTCCTTGCCCGGCGGGCGAGGGCAGTGCACTGGCCCGAACCGACTCACCGGAAGGACGCCTCCAGGGATCTACTCGGGAAGGTCATCCGCTGGCGCGCAGCCAGGGAGATTATCGAGTGGAACCTGCCCGGGACCAGCATCTTCAACCGGAAGAAGCCGCTCTCTCCGAACACCTTGCGGCGCATCGCGGCAGGCCTGCGGAAGTTCTCGGGCCTGGATCTGGAGCCGTTCCTGGTCAAGCTCTACGGCACTAGCGATGCCGCTTCGGTCGAGGCCCCCGTCCCCACCGTCACGGGCTCGGGACAGCACATCGGAGTGGCCCAGCCGTTCATTCTCCAGCAGCAGTCCGGAGGAGCTCCACGATTGACCGATGAGCCCATCCCGGCGGTCGCGGGCAAGGGGGCCATCAGCATAATCCAGCCTTTCCTCGTCCCGTTCTTCGGAGAGCGTTCGGGCCAGGAGCCGCGAGTGCATTCCGTTGACGAGCCAGCGCCGGCGGTGACGTCGCACGGCGCTGGAGGGCTGGTCGAGCCTTTCTTGGCCGAGTTCCACGGAGACGAGAAGGGCAAGGAGCGGGTGCGCGACGTCGAGGGGCCGCTTCCGACCGTGGACTGCGCCAACCGATTCGGGCTTGTCCAACCATTCCTTGTCGACTCCAACCACGGCATAGAAATGCCAGGAGAAAATCAGGAACGCAGAGCTCAAAGCATAAATGAACCCATCGGAACGGTGACTGGTTCTATTGGGAAGGGGCTCGTCCAGCCGTTCATCATGGGGGCCGGAGGACCGTCCGGGTCAGGAAAACCTCAGAGCTGTGAGGCTCCTATTGGGACAGTGTTGGGGGAGAATCACCGAGGATTAGCGCAGGGCTTTCTTGTCCAATACAACGGGACGTCCGGCCCGCAGTCGGTCGATGAACCCATCGGGACGATTCCGACGAAAGAACGCTTTGCGCTGATAACCATCGAGGGCAAGCAGTATTACCTCGACATCCGCTTCCGCATGCTGACGCCCCGCGAGCTCGCCCGCGCCCAGGGCTTCCCCGACTCCTACAACTTCACCGGCACCAAGAGCGACGTGGTCAAGCAGATCGGCAACGCCGTCCCGACGAACATCGCGAAAGCGCTTTGCAAGGCGGTGCTGGAGCGATGATTCCAACCCGGCCCGTCACGAGATGGCACGGCGGGAAATGGCGACTCGCCCCGTGGATCATCAGCCATTTTCCGCCCCATCGAGTATACACCGAGGCCTACGGTGGCGCCGCCAGCGTTCTGATCCGCAAGCCCCGTTCCTTCGCCGAGATATACAACGATCTCGACGGCGAAATCGTGAACCTGTTCCGCATCCTGCGAGACGACGCGATGTCCAGCAGACTCCGTCATCTTCTGCGGTTGACCCCGTTCGCCAGAGAGGAGCTGAACCTGGCGTACGAGCCCACCGGATGCATCATCGAGCGCGCCCGCCGCCTTCTCATCATCGGGTTCATGGGTTTCGGATCCAACGGCCACAACACGAGCATCCGCACCGGATTCAGGATCTCCGCCAGGAGATCGGGCACCACTCCTGCCCACGACTGGGTCGACTGGCCAGAATCGATGGGAGCCCTGATCGAAAGGCTACGTGGAGTGACCATAGAATCCAAGCCGGCTCTCGACATCTTGGCCAGGCATGACGCGCCGGACACTCTCCACTACGTCGACCCGCCGTATGTTCACTCAAGCAGAAACCGCGGCCGACGATCTCACGACTATCGACACGAGATGCACGATGAGGATCATCGCGATCTCTCGAACGCGCTGAAAAGACTCAGAGGCATGGTCGTTCTGAGCGGCTACCCGACCCGTCTTTACGACGAGCTCTATCCGGATTGGCATCAAGTCAGGAAAGCCGCCCTGGCCGACGGAGCACGGAGACGCACGGAGATCCTCTGGCTTAATGATGCTGCACATAGAGGACTCTCAGAGATCTGATCACAGGAGGAATTGATGACCGCCATCATCTGGTCGATGATCGCCTCGAAGTACCTCGCGCTGCGCCGCTCCGGAAAGGCGCGCAAGCAGGCCATGCTCATCATGAAGGAGAAATTCGACGTCTCCCGCGCCACCGTGGACCGCTGCGTGGCTCGCGAACGTCGTCGAGAAATGAAGGCCGGAAAAAATAGACTCAAATTGAGTCAAGATTTTCATTGCCATAAAAAGACCGGCCTGTTAAACTAGTCGCATAAGTCGTATGGGCTCAACCAGCACGAAGTAAGACGTACCCGGCCCCGGGGCTGGTCACCTCGGGGCCGGGACACAAGAAAACGCTGCTCAACGGCAAGGATATGCCGATGCGGCGTTTTCAATTTGAAGTTCCAGCCCCAAGGCTGTCCGCTGAGCAGCGGACAACGACCAGCGCCCGTCAGGATACCTCTCTCCTGACGGGCGCATCCATCTGGGCCGGAGGCGGAGTCTCCGACTCCCCCGGCCAAGCCCCGGCCAAGAGCAGGGGCTTATCTTTGCCCGACATCATCGTGGGAGCCCCGCGCTGATGCCCACCCGCCCAGCGAGCCCCTGCCCCGCCCCCGGCTGCGGCGCCGACAAGCTCCCCGGCCGCCGCGCCTGCGCCGACCACGAGTACATGTTCCCGACCACGGAGCCCGAGCTCCGCCCTAGCTCCACCGTGCGCGGCTACGGCTACGCCTGGCAGCGCTTCCGGGTCTGGTTCATCGCCAGACACCCCATCTGCGATTACTGCAAGGAGCAGCCGACCTACGACGTCCACCACGAGATCCCGCTGCGCGCCGGCGGCAAGCTGCTCTCAGAGAAGGACTGCAGGGCTGCCTGCCACTCCTGCCACAGTCGCCTGCAGGCGAAGGAGAAGCTCGAGTACCCGACCGGCAATCGCCCCCCCGCGAAGCCTCAACGGATCCCGGCAGTGTTCGACCCCTCGAGGAGCTCCTGATGGGCCGCCGCGGACCGCGCCCGACCCCGACCGCCCTCGCCCAACTCCGCGGAGAGCCGGGCCACCGCAAGAAGAACCGCAAAGAGCCCAAGCCCAAGACCGCCAAGATCGGCCAGCCGCCGCCCTCCCTGGACGCCGTGGGCCGCAAGGAATGGCTGCGGGTCGCTTCCGAACTGCATCGCCTCGGCCTCTTCACCGTCATCGACCGCGGCGCGCTCGAGAGCGTCTGCCACTCCTACAGCCGCTGGCGCGACATCGAGGACCAGATCGCCAAGCTCAAGAAGAGCCAGCTCGTCCGGAGCCGGCTGAAAGCCAAGCAGCCGAGTCTCGTCGTTCTCCCGGAAGGCCTCCAAGACCCCACCCCGGAGGAAGACACCGAGTCGGAGAAGCTCTACAAGCTCATGGTCCTGTCACTCAAGTGCCATCAGAACTACCGCACCCTCTGCGTCGAATTCGGCATGACCCCATCATCCCGCACCCGGCTGGAGTGCGCCAGCCCCGATCCCGTGAATCCGGATCCCGAAGCCCCAACCGAAGATCTTCAGACCTTCGCCGGCCAGAAGCCGCAGCCCAAGAGCTGGAGCACGCATGCACCCTGCTGAGAAATACATCGAGGACGTCCTCTCGGGCAAGCAGGTCGTCTGCAAGTTCGCGCGTCTCGCCGTCGAGCGCCATGTCCGCGATCTCAAGGACGGCCACAAGCGCGGGCTCCACTTCAGCCCGGAACTCGCCCAGCACCGCATCGACTTCAACAACTACCTCCACCACTCGAAGGGGGAGTGGGCCGGCCAGGTCTTCAAGCAGGCCCCCTGGCAGCAGTTCATCTCCTGGTGCGTCTACGGCTGGATGCGCGCCGACGGCACGCGCCGCTTCCGCGAGGCCTACCTCGAGGTCTCCCGCAAGAACGGCAAGTCGACCGGCGGCGCCGCGGACGGCAACTACCTCGCGTTCGGCGAGGGCGAGCCCGGCGCCGAGGTCTACACCGCGGCCACGAAGAAGGACCAGGCCAAGCTCATCCACGAGGAAGCCAAGCGCATGGTGCGCCGCAGTCCCGCCCTGCGGCGCAGCGTCAAGATCCTCCGCGACAACCTCCACATGCAGTCCACGGCCTCCAAATTCGAGCCGCTCGGCTCCGACTCGGAGACGCAGGACGGCCTCAACATCCACGGTTCCATCATCGACGAACTGCACGCGCACAAGACCCGCGAACTCTGCGACGTCATCGACACCGCCACCGGCTCGCGCCGCCAGCCTCTCATCCTCTACATCACCACGGCCGGCGAGAGCGTCAACTCCATCTGCTGGGAGAAGCGCGACTATATCCGCAAGATCCTCACCGGCCAGGTCGAGGACGACGATGTCTTCGGCATCATCTTCACTCTGGACGTCAAGAGCGACTGGCCCGAGCTGCTCTCGGACGAGGAGTCCAAGAAGCCCGGCGCCAAGGGCGTCAAGGAAGACTCCTGGGACGACGAGTCGGTCTGGATCAAAGCCAACCCCAACCTCGGCGTATCCTGCAAGCTCGACGACCTGCGCCGCAAGGCCCGCAAGGCCAAGGCCGAGCCGGACGCCCTGGCCAGCTTCCTCCGCTATCACCTGGACGTCTGGACGTCGAGCGCCCTGCGCTGGATGCCCATGCCGGCCTACGACGCCTGCGGAGACGAGGTCGTCAGGGAGTCTCTCAAAGGCATCCCCGGCTTCGCCGCCTACGACCTCTCCACCACCACCGACCTGACCGCCCTCGTCTGCGCTTTCCCGCTGGTCTCCAAGGTCATCGCGGACGACAAGTCGGTCGAGCGCATCGACATCGCCTTGCTCCCGTTCTTCTGGCTGCCCGAGGAGAGCCTCAAGACTCGCTCCAAGCACGAAGCCGAGATGCTGCGCAACTGGATCCGCCAGGGTCTCATCAGGGCCACTCCCGGCCGCGTGGTCGACTACAACGAGGTCGAGAGCAAGCTCGAGGAGCTGGAGAAGGAAGGCTTCATCCTGCGCGAGGCCGCCTTCGACCCCTACAACGCCACGAATATCGTCAACAACCTGACCAAGAAGGGCGTCAAGATGGTGCCTTTCCGACAGGGATTCCTCACGATGTCGCCGGCCTGCAAGCAGTTCATGACCGTGATCCTGCAGGGCCGCATCAAACACGGCGGCCACCCGGTTCTGCGCTGGATGTTCGACAACGTGGTCGTCGATCAAGACCCGGCCGGCAACATCAAGCCGAATAAGTCCAAGTCCTACAACCGAATCGACGGCGCGGTCGCGTCCATCATGGCGGCCGATAGGGCGCTGCGCCGCGAGCAGGCTGATGCTCCGAAGACCGGCCTCTATAAAGATCGCGGCTTCGTGGTCGTGGGGTGAGATGAAGATCATCGAGCGAGTGAAGACGATCGGCCGCCGGCTCGACTGGATGCTGGGCGGGTCCAACGAGCGGGCCTCCATCACGAACAGCGCCGACCTCCTGGCCGAGATCCAGCGGTCGTTCACGGCCACGAGCGGCGTCCAGGTCAACAGCGAGACCGCCATGCGCGTCTCCGCGGTCAGCGCCTGCGTGCGCGCCATCGCAGACAATCTGGCCAGCCTCCCGCTGATCCTCTACCGCAAGACCGGCGCCGAAGAAGAGGAGAAAGAGCGGGCCACCGACCACGAGCTCTACCCCATCCTCCGTTACCGGCCCACCAGGCGCCACACGAAGGTGGATTGGTTGGGCTACATGATGGCCCACGCCCTCCTGCGCGGCAACGCCTACGCGATGAAGGCCCGGGTCCGTGGCCGCATCGACGAACTCCTGCCCATCAACCCCAACAAGGTCACCCCGCGCCTCGAGGCCGGCGAGCCGATCTACCGCGTCTATCCCGAGAACGGAGGCTCCCACCAGGATTACACCCGGAAGGAGATCTTCCATCTCCCCGGGCTCTCCACGGACGGCTTCTGCGGGCGCTCCGTCATCGCCGACGCCCGCGAGACCATCGGTCTCGCCATCTCTCAAGAGAACTACGGCGCCTCCGCGTACCGCGGCGGGGGCACCAAGCGGATGGCCATCAGCATTCCGGGCGAACTGGCCCCCGGAGCCGCCGAGAGGCTCCAGAAGCAGTGGGAAGAGATCTACGGCGGCCCGAACAACCAGGGGAAGGTGATCTTCCTGGAGTACGGCGCCGAGGCCAATGTCGTCTCCATGACCGCCCAGGACATGGAGTACCTCGAATCCCGCAACTTCCAGATCACCGACATCGCGCGTCTCTTCCGCGTCCCGCTTCCCCTGATCCAGCAGATGGAGAAGACCACGTCCTGGGGCACCGGCGTCGAGCAGATCATGCTCGGCTTCGTCGTTTTTACGCTGCGCCCCTGGATTGTCCGCTGGGAGGAGGCGATCCAGCAGCAGCTCCTGGACGGCGACGAGTCGTACTTCGCCGAGTTCCTGGTCGACGCCCTCCTCCGCGGCGACATCGAGAAGCGCTCGAAAGCGCAAACGACCTATCTCCAGAACGGCGTCTTCAACATCGACGAGGTCCGCAAGATGGAGAACAAGCCGCCCCTGCCGAACGGCCTCGGCAAGATCCACCGCGTCCAGGTCAGCACCATGGAGGTCGGCGCCGAGCCGGCCCCCGAGCCAGCCGCGCCGCCGGCCGCAGAGCCGGAAGGAGAATGAGATGAAGCGCTACCCCAAGATCCTGCGCGCCGCGGTGGAGACGCCCTGGGCGATCCTGCCGGCGAAGCTCCAGGAGATCATGTCCTTCCTGTACTCCAAGGCGGGCTACGAGGCGGCCATGAAGCTTGACACCGGGGGCCAAGAGACTCCGGCGGCCGCTTCCGGCAGCGTCCGCCGCCGGCAGCCCGAGGGCGTCCAGATGCTGGGCCCCGTGGCCGTCGTCCCGATCTTCGGGACCATCTTCCCGCGCGCCAATCTGCTGACCGAGTACAGCGGCGGCGCCTCGGCCGAGAAGCTGGCCGCGACGTTGAGCGAGCTGGCGTCCGACGAACAGGTCGGCTCCATCGTGCTCGACATCAACTCCCCAGGGGGTTCGGCCGCCGGCATCCCGGAGCTGGCCGCCGAGATCATCAGCGGCTACGAGGAGCTGCGGAGCGAGTACGGTCCCGACATGACGCTCGCCGTGCGCAGCTCGGCGACTGCGGAGGATCTTCCGACCGCGAGCTTCGCGGGCCAGCACGAAACGTTCCTCAACGTG